ACATACCAAACTACTTCACGCAGACTACGCTTTTCTGGTATCCACATGTTTTGTTCTTTGGCTGCAGCCAATAATCCCACGCAGACCTCTCCATTGTAGTAAAGCCAAATATAACCACTGTGTAGTATTGCATACATTAATCCTTTGATATGTGCTGGATTATTTGTCTGTGCGTGATCACGATAACTTGTAGATTGTAAAAATTCTACAATTAAATCTGTGACAATATTTAAGTCACTTCTTGTTGCTAGTCTAATCATTGTTAAAATCTTTCACCACTAGTTTGATTATCAGTGCCGTCACTGGCTCCACCACCGCCTCTACCACCATCTACAGTGCTGGCTGCTTTGCCTGTGTAAGGCTTACCAAAGTCAAAACTTTGATTAAACAACGCATCAACTCTATCCATGCTGGGATCAATGAGATAGTTAACATTGTTAATTTCGGTGTAAAATATTTGATAGTCTTGACGATTTGTTCTGCGTCCACTTACTTTGTTTTCCAACACACCCATAATTGAACTTGCAATAATGGTAATTGTGTGTGTGACACCAACATCTTGAGCAAATGTTTCTATGTCTTCCTGCACACTGAAGTTGCTGACTATACCAGCAAATCTTTTGTAGATTTGATTGGTAATAACTTCCTGTGTGCTGTAGTCAAAGAACGCACGGTAAATGTTTATTTCTCCGCCTTTGATCTGTGTGCCCAATACTGCGGCAATGTAAGTTGGAGGAATAGCACTTAGACTTACCTGCACTTCATCATTGGCATTACTAATATTATTTTGTATTTCACTGACTGTTAAAAAGCCTGCCAGTGCTTGATAAGTTTTGCTGTTGTTAGTATTTAGAACAGCTTTGTAGCAATTACTGATATAATAAGTTACACTGATTACACCTGCCTGTGTTTGACTGCCTGTTGCGGCACTGGCATAACTGACACTGCTGGTGGTTGCGGCTGTGACTACGAATGTGCCATTGTATGCTGCGGGAACCATATTACTGACTGTGATAGTATCGCCTACGGCAAATGGTGCTGTTGCCTGTGTGGCAAAGGTAATTGTTGCTGTTGCGCCTGTGCCGCTGGCACCTGTTGTAGGATTTATTGCTATCAGTGTAAGATCAATTAAAACGCCGTGTTCAATTCGGCGTTCTGTATCTACGGCTGTTATTGTTGTGGTCATAGTATTTCCTCAATCAATTCAATGTCACCTGTGAGTTCTACAAGTTGTCCAGGTAGATATCTAATCTGCGGCAGTTTAGTTACAATTACACCAAATGAGGCTGCTCTAGGACCAACTCTACAAATTGTATCAGTGCTTACAGTTTCTAAATAACCTCTGTGAATAGGAACAGCCACAGTGGGTGTTGATGTGTTTCCTGAACCGCCGAATGTCAATGAACCTGAGGTGCAATTAGTGGTGCTGACAATAATAAAACCTGTAGAACTTTCTATGCTTTCAATATAAGTTACACCTCCAAATATTCCAGTGCCTGAGGTTTTAGTAAGTAATTGACCAACACTTAGACCTGTTGTTGTTCCTGTAGTAAGAATAACAATAGTTCTAGTTGCAGTTGCAACAAAATTAATATTGGCGTTGTTTTCAGGAATAGTAGTAATTGATCCTGCGGCAGCAATCGTGCCTACTCTGCCACTAAATGTTGTGGGAATAATAACATCACTGGTGGCAATGTATGGATATTTGGCTCCACTAACACGAATATAATCTCCGGCTTTGACTAAAAATAATCCAGGAGTGATAGTTGTTGAATTAACATTTGATAATATTATTCTTGTTCCAGCAGTAGCACTTGTAGCATAATAACTAGTTATATTATTATCGCTGCCAGCATTGCCTTGATAGTTTATCATCCAACTGTTGCCTTCTGTTGTAATACCTAAACTATTAACAGCATTCAATGATATACCATGTGTTTCATATTTGTCACGATCCAATAAAGGTTCAAATACTGCTCTGTATTCTGCGGCAGTCCAAACAGGCTTGGGTGTAACTACAAATCTAAATGGATTTGCCCAGTTGCGACTGGCAACACTGATACGCCCACTGCGGCTCACTGTCTGTGCCACTAATTTACTGCGATTAACTTCTACATTAACTGCCGTGTCTATAATATCTTGTAAAGCCATTATCTTCTACTCCTTATGGGCATACTACGACGCCCTTGTTCTGCTACATTGTGAATAAACTCTGGATCTCTAGCAATTAAACTTCTAAAACTGCTGGCGTCCACTGCTTGAATGTTATAAGTCACTGCGGTCATATTACTGCCACTACCACCTAATGATGAATTTGGAACAATAGTTCCTGCGCTTTTTGGCATAAACATTTCTGGACCACGCTCACCAACCATGTATGCACTGCCAGCACTTACTGGACCGCCCATGGCTTTGAATCCGCCAAATAAACTACCAAAGAATGTTCCTAAACTAAAGCCACTTCCACTGCTACCAGCACCGCCCATGTTAAATATACCCAGCAATGCTTTCTTTGCTTGTATTCTAGCAAAGTCTGCAATCAAACTGTTAGCCAAGTCTTTGAAACTTAGTTTGCCGGTTTGAACCATCTTAACAAAAGCATCTTCAAAACCACGGGAGAATGTGTCAAAATATGTTTTTGCTTGATCTGCGGCATTTTTACTATCTTCTACATACTTGCTGTATGCATTGGCCCAACCTGCATTAAAATCTTGTCTTAGAGCATTTTCTGTTTCTGCCAATTTAATCTTATCAAGTCTTTCATTTTCAATAGCAGTTCTTCTATTTGCTAATAAATCATTATATTTTAATCCCAGTGATATTTGTTCTTTTGTAAGATCATTACTTTTACCTTCAGCCATTAATCTTGATTCGTATGCTCCCGAAACAGTATTTGCTAATTCATATAATTTATTTTGTGCATCAAATTGTGCTTGAATTTCTGTTAGTTCTAATTTAGATAAACCCAATGCCTGCTGTCTTAAAATATATGATTGTTGTTGAGCATTAAATGCTTTGAGCAAACTATTACCAATAATATCACTGCTTTCTTTTTCTACTTGACGAATTCTAACAGTTTCTTCAATAGATTTTCTAATTTGATCTTGTGCAGCTGCATTCTTTAATAATTGATCGCCAATCTCTTTATACTTAAGAGGTTGTTGAGCAATTTGATCTGTGACACGCTGAACTTCGGTATATTCTTGTCCTAATAATTGGACATTGGACTGGGCATATCCAACCTTTTGCTGTTGAACTTGTGCTTGTAAATCTTTTTGTTTTGCAATGAACTCTGTGGTAGATTTTTCATTAATTTCTCGTGCTTTGGCAGCATATTCTCTTTCTTTTTGTATTTTACTTAAATTTTCTTTAGTGAATATTTCTTCTTTGGCCTTGGCTAGATCAGTCTGAGCCTGCATGTCAATCTTTTCTAGATCGCTGGCTGTTCTTAGTGCAAATTGTAGATCAGTTTCGGCATTGCTTTGAGCAATACGTTTATTACTTTCAATTGCGGCTTTTTGTCTAGCATCTAATTCTTGTGTGCGATTAGCATTGCCTCCACCAGCAGCGGCTTCTGGCATAACTTTACCAGCACTTTCAGCAGCCTTCTTTTGACTTTCGTCAATTGATGCTAATGCTTTATCATATGCATATAATGCACCGGCCGCTTCTAATGATGCTAGTCCTATACCAGCAATAAGTCTAACTACTGGGCTTTTACCAACTAATGCAGTTGCGGCTGCTGTGCCTAATATTGCTGTGTTTAGCGCAATAACTTTTGCTACAACTCCGGCACCGAATGTCAATCCCAATGCTACACCTATAAACGTTATGCCTTTGGCAGCGGCTTCAGCAGTGAGTTTGGTTTCACCCATCATTGCTAGAATAGGTTCTAAAGCAAGTAACGCACCTTCTTGAAGAATTCTAAAATTCTTCTCCATCTCAGCAACTCTATCTGCGGCTGCTTTAATTTTTCCAGCAAGTTCCTCACTGCTTATTTTACCTTTTTCAAACTCATCAAAGAATTTGGCAACATCAACACCACGGAATGCTTTGGTTAATAAAATTGCCTGTGTAGCAGTTCTTTCACTGCCTTGTTCCATTTTACTAAGACCTTCAATGGTCTTTTGTAATAAATCTGCTTCACTTAGGTTTTTAAGATCAGTTAAACTTACATTCACTTTAGCAAAAGCATCACGAACTTTTAAACTTCCATCATTAGCAGTTTCAATTGCTTGAATAAATCCTAAAATTGCTCGTTCAGCATTTTTAACTTTACCACCACTTGCTCCTAGTGCGTCCTGGAATGATTTAATGCCAGCAATGCTTAAACCAGTAGCATCACTTAAATCACTGACAGCGTCTGCGGCTTGAAATGCACCTGCTATAAATGCTCCAAAACTTACACCCAATAATGTGGCAGCAAGTCCTTTAATTTTATCATCAATAGCAGTTATTTTCTTTTCTGCTTGATCAAGACTTTGCAGGCCTTTGACTTGGAAATTTGCTATAAAATTCTGTGTAGTATCAGCCATTAGTTGCTCCCTAGACTTTTAATATAATCTGCAAACCATTTAGCAGTGGGCTTAGTCATACCATTTGGTTTTTGTTTGCTATAACCATCATCTAATCTCTGTGCATAGGGATAGGCAGCATTAATGGCAGTATTTCTTAGATTGGTATTGCGTTTAGCATTACCAGTTCTTTCAGGTGTAGCATCTACGAATACTGGATAAGCAAGTTTAGCCATTTGTCTAGGATCCAATCCTGCTTTAATTTTATCTAATTGAAATTTTATTTCACCTGCCATTATTTGTTCCTTACTTTCTCCAACATTGCCATCATTTGTTCTTGGCTAAGTTTAGGTGTTTGTAACTTGCCTTCTGCTTGATTTTGTTGGTGTTCTTCCCAAGACATCATAACATCATAGACCATAATATCAAATGTGGTGGCATTGGCTTGAATATAACTGGGTAGTTGTCCATACATTTTTGCCAATGCTCCTATTGTTATTAATCTTGCTGATTCCCAGTCTCTGGGGTTGATGTCTTGGTCTTTGACTTTCCCAAGCGTTCATTAATTGCGGTAATGGCTGCTATGGCTAAGTCAACTGGTAATACATTGCCTTCTAAAATGGCTTTATTACCTTGCTCATCTAAGATGAGATTTCTTAATAGTTCGTTTAATTGACTGCCATCCTGATCGGCTTGGCTTTTGAAGAAATTAAAGTATGTGTTGATATCAACACTATCATATAACCAGAAACTAACTTCACCATTGTAGTTTGCTGTTATGTCTGGATCATTAATTTCTATTTTAATTAATTCGGGTTTCTTTGCGAAATTACCTATATTCATTTCATATCCTCATATCTTTGTTTTAGGTAATGAACGGTTGCTAGTGCAAACTTCATTCTAACTTCTGCTTGTTCCAAGTCTCTCTTGGCACATCTTAATTCCGCTAGTGCTTTGGCAACTTCTGCTTCTATACTGCGAAATATCTCATTATTTGTTTTGTTATCAAATATCATCACATCTCCTGTCAGTGTTATTTATGCTGAAAAACAAAAAGCACCCGAAGGTGCTTGTTGCTATTCTAATTAAAGAATCAACTTACTGTGTAGTCACCTGTGACCGTGAGCGTAATCGGACTCACCCAGACTGGAGAATCTGCTGACACAGTTGGAGCCAAACCAGTAATGTAACCATTACCAGTAATTGTCTTACCTGCGGCACCTGCACTGGTTTTACCCAGGAACAATGTGAAGTCAACTAAAGTCTTGTCTTTGCTTAGACCAAAAATGCCTGCGGCTACAGCAGGTCTGCTGGAGGCACTGGTTCCTGTGATCAACGCAGTCACAGTTGCTGATGTTGCTTTATACCAAGTGCCTTCTGCTGTGGCAAAATAAATTGTGCCCACTGTCATACCACTAGTTGGTAGTGCTGCCACATTGGCCACAGTTGTGAACTGTCCAAAGAATACAGTTTGATCTAGAACAATGTTCATGCTTAGATCGTTGGTTGCTGTCGTAGCAACCTGTTGCTTACTGCCACTGTCTAATTGAGTCCAAGTGAATACATCATTAGCGTTGTTAATCGTAATGTCTTGCATTGCTGGGATATTCAAATTAACATCTGTGGTCAAAGCATCATTGGCAATTGATAGAGTTGCTTGAACTCCAACTGCGCCGGGTGCTGGGAATATGTATGCCATATTTTTTTCCTTATGCTAAATTATAAAATCTATATTCGCCCTCATAGACAACTCTATCATTGTCTATGCTGACCGTATAGTCAAACAAGCGTTTATAAACGCCTGTGATGGTAGTGATATCTTTAGCACTACCTAAGATTGTCAATGCTGAATCTAAATCTGTGTTTCTGTTTTTTGCATCAACTGTTAAGAACCATCTTACAATAGTTACTCTTTGGTTGATAATTAAACTTCCCAAAGTTGGTAACAAGTCTTCTTCTTCCGTGTAAGGTTCATCAAGATATACTCTACGAGCATTCTTCATATACAGTGGATTAGTTCCTTCTTGAAAAGGCAGTTCCTGACTGGTCTTGATAGATTCAGTTAGTTGTGCTGTCAAATAAGTTAATAATTCTGTTCTCATCTTACGCGAACTCTATTTACTACGCTAGCCATCTTGTCTGCGGTGTCAATTGTTCCATTTTCGCTGAAGTCATACCAGTCACCTGCTTCAATAATTTCATCAAACAATAGATTATAGCTGTCCTTGTAGAACTTAATTTTTGCAAATTCAGCACTGTCAGGATTGCCAAAGTCAGCAACACTAGGATAAACATATTCAAATAATGCAAAATACACATTAAGGTCTATGAACTCCTGCGTTCTGGCTAATATATAATCTGGATTTACAGCGGGTAATAGGTTTGGATTTATGATCTGTGCCATTCTACGCTGATATTCTCTCCACCATTCAGTGTTTCTAATTTGTGTAAGAATACGCTGACTGGCTTGTTCTAAGTAATTATTGATTTCGGATTCTGTTAAATCTTCATTTGCTTCAAAAACACGACTATCACGATTAGTGACATCCTCATAAGTCGCAAAACTTACAAATGTTTTATAACTGTATATAAATGCTCTATTCATTGTGATAGTCCTTTTAGATTAATTTAGCAATTAAGGGTTGATGCTTGAGTCAAATGCCAAGAAGCGACCGTAGTTGTTCTGTAGGATGCCTGTGCCATAGTATGCTGAACATACAATGTCGTCACCCAAGAAAGCCGCACGGCGTTGTGTCTCAATAGCGATATCACCAATCATACCAAGACCGATAGCATCACGCTGGAATACAGCACCTGGAATGTCACCGGCTGTGCCGTTGTTAGCAATGTTAGAAGTCTCATAAACTGGGATACCAGCGATTTGACCAACATAGCCCATACGCATTGCTTCGTTGGTTACTTCACTGTAAGCACCGGCTGTGAATGGTGTGTTGCCTTGAGTTGTTAATGCTGCCTTCAAGTCATAAGCAATTTCTGGGTGTAATACGCAGACCATACCTTCTGTTGGAACAGCGGCTGCTTTTAATTTAGCAACTGCTTGGAAGATACTAGCGGCTGTGATTTGACCACTGAAGTCACCAAAGCCAGCGTTGAATTGGCTGAACTTTGCTGTCAAGTCTTGGTCCATTTTACGAGCAATGGCTTCACCAAACAAGCGACCTAAGTCAGCAACTACATTAGAAGCGGCTGATACACGGGCCAAGTCAGTTAGCAATGTGCGGATAGCAACTGGGCTAACAACTAATTGTGCTGTGTTTGTGCTTACTGCTGTGTTACCAACTTCATCACCTTCAGTAACAGCGGCTGCTGACTGTGTTGGGTAAATTGGAACATTTACATTTTTACCTTGACCAGCGGCCAAAGTATAATTCTTTACCAGACCACGCATGATACTGCGCTCTGATGCAACGAACATTGCTTCCTGAATAATTTCAGGTAATAGGTCGTTGAGGGTTGTTGTGGTTGAACCTGCCATTTTGAATTCTCCTTAAATGAATTTTAGGCTAATCCTGCTGTTTTACGATATTCAGCATAGATTTTTCTGTGCTCAGGATTTTTCATATCCAGTTTAGTCATATCAACTTTCTTTGTAGAGTTGCCTGTGACATTGCTACGAGTATTAGTTGTGGCAGGTGCTGCCGACACAAAATGCGGATTGCTTTGCAGCCATGACTGAACAAAACTATCCACACTTACGGGTTTACCGCTGTCATCATAGCGAACAACACCCTTTTCATCTAATACTTCAACTTCACCTTCCGGACTAAGTCTAACTTGATTACGAATCAATGCTTTAACTTGATCTGGATTTACCGCACGATAACGAGCGGCTGCATCTACAATAGGAGTTTCTACTTTGAAACTTTCTATTACTTTATCCCTCTTTTGAATTTCTGCATCCTTCTTGGCTGCTAATTCTTGGATAACACGATCGAACTCTCCACGCTTGAGTTGTTGTTCTTGTTGAATCTTTTGATGCTCACTAACAATTTGTTTGAGAGTATCTGGATCTCCAAGTTCTTCATACTTGCTGACATATTTCTTTTCTAACTGACTTTTGGTCTTTGCTAGAATAGCGTTTACTTCTGCCTGCGTAAAAGTTTTCTCCGTTGCCTGATCATTTTGAGAGTTATCAGTGTTCTCTGTTGCCGATGTTTCTTGTTGGGTCATCGTAGTCCTCGCCTCTTTAAGAGTTAAATTTTTAAACAGATAATTCTGTTCGTAGTGTATTTATATAAAATTATTCAATATTGTCTAAGATGTTTCGTGCCCAAGTTAAGCCTGCTGGACCGCCCCATAGCAAATATGCCTGTGTGCCTGGAGTATTCTCTCCAGGCTTGTAATAAACTTTTGCACGACTTAAAAAACTAAATGTTCTTTTAACGATGTCCAAACTTACACTTTGTCTTTTAGCAAATTGGTTAGCACGGGCAAGTCCCACTGCTGTGCCACCACGAGCACTAGGGCTTGATTCTTCACGCATTTTCAATCCTCTGCGTGCCGCTAATGCCATTTGTTCATTAGGACGATATGAGGCCATTACTCTGTTATTTCACTTGTTTGTCTAGCATATTCAGCACTAGGTTCCCAGGCGGCACACCACCATGTTGCTTTAACTGGTGCATTGTTCCAGCGTGTGCATAATCCTTCTAAGTAATAACCGCAGTTTTTACAGTTTTCATCACCAGTTGCTGGCTCATATGCTTCAGGTAAATCAGGGCTAATTGCTGTGCCATCAGGATAAGTTCTTGTTATTTCTTCTTCATCAGGCTCAGGCAAGCCTTGTTGTTCTGCTAATTCTTCAGCAAGTTCGTGCTCTGGCATTTCAATATCAATAGCATCCATTACAGCGTTTTCTATTAGTGCAATCTTAACTGGATCGCGCACGATTTCAAATGCAGTTTTCAAATGTGCCAATTCATTGTCTGTGTTACGCATTGCAAAATTATCTGGATAATCTATTTCACCATCCCATGTATAACCCATATATGTGTATATGATACTCCAAATTTGTTCTTCAGCGAGTTCTAAATTATCTGCTATGGAACTTAGGCGTGCGTTAAGCAAGGTGAACTCTGTTTCAATGGCAATGCCTGACATCTCTCTAGTTTCTGTTGCTCTTACTGCTCCAACATTACCCATGCTATCAATCATCTTTTTACGATTGTTAATACTTGTGTAAATCTTATCTATTTGTCCGCCTTCAAACTGTAAGACATAGGGCTTTAAGTTAGGATCCAAATTCTCTTCCATTGTAATAACTTGACCAGCGGCAGCACCTTGTGCATTAGTCCCAGCGGTCGCGACAAGTGACGGATGGGTGTCTAAACGAATGCTGTCATAAACTTCACTTAGTTCATTGTAAATCATACGCTGTTGGTCTGCGATGTCATCAACTAAACTATTACCTAGTCCTCTAACAGGACTGCGTTCAGCATAGGCACATACGAATGGCAGATAACCTAGGCCATTTGTTTCCACAGTCATATCTGTGACACGCTCTTGTTGTGTGTCTAAATTGTAAGTTGTAATTGTATCATATGTCCATTCTTTAACAACGGTTTCAGTGCCATTGACTTCTTCTACATACTTGCT